CGAGGCGGTTCAGATTGACATCGGTCGTGTCCGCGAATGATGCGCCGCCTAGCCTCAACTTCTTGTTGCGCTCTATGACAGACCTGAAGTCGTCATCTGTTTTGGGCGACATTTCATAGGCTATAGCACCGGCAGCAACCAACGGAACGGCTCTGCCAAGAACGCCAGCCGCTCTTCCGAGCCTGCTAACCTTTCCCGCCGTACCAGCAGCCCCAGCCGCGTTTGCTGCTGTACCTGCAATAGCTCCCTTTCCTCCGAGTGCGATTGCGGCTGAATCTAGCGCAGCAGCCGAAGCGGTCAGTGCGGTTGCCGAGCCAGTCAGGGCAGCAGAAGACGTACTGCCGGATAGCATACCGAAGAGTTTCATTGTGCCGTGAGCGCCAGCCACAAGGCCGGTAATTCCCGCAAAGCCTGAAACGACAGCTACCGTCTTGCTATCAAGTTCTGCAAAATGCTGCGCGAGATCACCAGCCTTGGTCGCGGCTGCGGTCAAGAATCCCCCTTTGCTTTCACCGCCATTGTCCCATGCGCGATAAATATTCGTTAGCGCGTTCTTCCAAGTGTTCCCCATCCTATCGACGGCAAAAGCAAAGCCTTGATTTCGTTCGTCAGCAATCTTCTTGGAATAGCCTTCTGACCCTTCATAAATTTCCTGAAACATCTTTTTAAATTCTTCAGGATTTCCAAGAGCCGCAGCGAGACGACCGCCCTGCTTGGAGCCGAAAATGCTATTGAGCATGTTCGGGTTATCTGCCGCCTTCATCATGATGTCGTAGATAAGGCGGTCGATATCGACACTCTTGCCGGAACTGTCACGATACCGATTTGCAGAGGTGGCTATGGCTTTGGCGCTCTTCGCGTCCTGCTTGCCAAGTTCATCCTCCATGATCTCCTTGACGGCGGGCGTGAACTTCGCCGGATCTCTGACCATGTCCTTGTCGGAGAACACCTTGGCAAGCCGAGCTTGGGCTTCTTCGTTCAGCTTGATTCCGTATGTTTTCGCCACATCGGTAACGAACGGGGCTAGCTCGAGCTTGTCCGGGACACGCTGATAATCGGAATAATTGAGGCCGTTGGCCAGCATTGATGTCTGGCCGATCCTAGTCATTCTCGTTAGAGAGGCGATCATGGCTCGATAGGCAACACCTGCCTGGTCACCGCCGATACCTGCTTTTTTCAGCGTGGCCCCGAGAGCAAGCAGGCTCTCTTCCTTCATGCCTGCCGCTTTAGCTGACGGAGCGCCGAAATTGTAGAGGTGTGAGAGATCATCCGGTGTCATGCCGGAGATTTTCGACGCCTTAACCTGCAAGTCGGCGGTCTTCCGAGTTGCGGCTTCCGCTTTCTCCTTCGTAGATACGTCGCGCTGGAAGGTAAACAGAGACCGCTCGATCTGCTTGGCGGAATCCGGCAATGACAAATCCATTGCCGCACCATAGTTGGCAATCTCCGGTATCATGCCGAGGATGGAGTCTTTTTTCACACCGCGAGCGGCAAGCGTGCGCTGCCCCTCCATAACTTGAATATCGTTATATCGGGACTGTCCCGCAAGGTGGATAGCTTGGTTGACGAAGGGTCGCATCCCCTCGTCGGTCTCGCTCATAATCGCCTTCGTAAAACGGCGCTCTTTATCAAAGTCGCGACCTACATCTACCATCTCATTGAAAGTAGATTTGACCTTATGGCCGGCATACATGCCAGCCATAGCTCCCATTGTACCCAGAGCTTCGCGACGGCCTGCTCGACGGCGAGCGGCGGCTTCCTGCTTCCGCATCGCAGCGTTCGTCCGCTCGATGGAAGCGCGAAGCCGGTTTTCTTCAGAGGTAAGATTCTTGACATTGACGCCAGCATATCGAAGCGCGTTGGAATTGGCCTGGACCACGCTTTGCTGATTTTGAAAGGCGGATTTTGCCCTCTGCAAGGAGCGGGCCGCTTTATCAAAATCAGACTTCAGCTTTCCGGTCGCGGTTCCGCTCTGCGTCATTGCAAGAGCTAGGCGCTTTACCTCATATTGGGCGCTCTTGTACTGGGTTCCTAGAAGAGCAAGCGAACGAGAAGCACTCCTGAAACTGCCAATCTTATTGAGAGCTTGCGCCTCGCGCGTGAGGTTTTTGAGAGCGGTTCCGGCAGACTTTGACCCGCGCGAAACATCGTCCTTCATGCGAACGACATATTCTGAAACAATGCGGTTCGTCATGGCGGTCCTTCCTCGATCTCCCGTGCCTCACCCCACCAGAGGATGAGTTTGTCCCAGTACATTTCCATGCAATCGCGCCGGTCGAAGCGCAGCGTGTTGCAGACGCGAGCTACTACTTTCCGCCACTCACGGGGGTTGACGCGGGCTCCGTCTCGCCCCGGAAGCGGCGGGGTAAAAAATCGCGGCCTTCCTTCGTCAGGTTGTCGGAATCGTCGGGATCAAGCGCCCCGATAACTTCAGCGGGGGCATCGAAGATCGGCAGAACGAGCTTCTTCTTTTCCCCATCCGAGGCGGCATCCATGCGCTCGAAGTACTCCTCGAGTTCGGCGGTGGTTACGCGACGAATCCGGATTTCGGTGTACCGATTTCCATTAAGCGTGAACGGCCATTCGAGGGGCATCACCTTCGAGCGGCGGTTCTCATTATCGAATACAGGGCGTGCAGCCCCATCGGTCGCAGCAGCCGCCGCGCCGAGATCATCATCAGTCATGAGAGGTTCCAGTTTTTAGGGGTTTAAAAGAGGGGGCGCGATTGCGCCCCTTAGCCTGGTCAGGCGTTCGGGATATTGAGCGCTCGGTTGAAATCGGCGGTCTGGTCGTTCTCGCCGACGATGTATTTGTTCGTGAAGAAATCGACCTCGTAGATGCGCTCTTCATCGAAGTAGAGGGCTGCGCTGGTGATCTCCATGACGGTAAAGTCATGACCGAAGTCATCGCCGCGCTTGGCCTCGTCAGGCGCCATCTTTGCGATGCGGCCCTCAAAGATCGCTTTCGCTTGGTGCATTTGGCCAGATCTCTTGTCGCGAACGGAGCCATACCCAGTGAATACCTTGCGGTACACCGTTCCGATGCCGAACTCACGCATCCGCTTGGGATTGAAGCCCTTGAGCTTGAAGGACACCTCCAACGCGCTCAACTGAGGGATGGTGAAGTTCACCTTCATCACCGAGCCACCGGGAGAGTGCTCGACGTTCTGATCCTCAAGATCGGGCATCTTCAGGGTTTCAAGCTCAAGATGCGTGGAAGCCGTCGGGTCGTGATCGCCCATGAAAAGGTTCACGCCCTCCAACATGTAGAAGGTCGCCATAATCGTATTCCTTTGTGACGAGAGAGAAGGACCGGCAGGGAGCGGTCGAGATCGGGCGCGATTACGCGCCGATGAGGTCGTACTGATTGATGAGCTTGTCGATCATCTCATCGAGAGCCACGCGGTAGCGGGCCGAGTCGATTTCCAGCTTGCGGAGGACGGGCGGCTCTTCGGCCTTGAAACCGATGCGCAGGTTGCCGAGGCGCAGCTTCTCCGGCGAGTTCTTCGCCTTCACGAACTCGACCTTGTAACCGAGGATGTGCTCATCGGCCTGAAGGTCGCGCAGCGCGTAGTTCATCGTGTTGAGGATGGACTGGATGGTCTGCGGCGTGATGTTGAACCGCCCGAGGTAATAGCGGAGCGTCCGCAACAGCATCAGGTGGATGTAATCGCGACCGCGCACCACGTTGTAAAAGCGCCAGAGATCGTCTTCTGCGCATGTATCGGTGCCGACATAGACGAAGCCGCCCTCGGCGATGGAATCAGCCATGCCGCTTTCGCCGCGAACCACCACGCCGATATTCTTCGCGAGAAGCTCCTGAGCCTCGGTTGCGCCGTCGGTCAGGCTGAATTCCATAGGGCGCGACGGCCCGACACCGCCGTAGATCGGCTGGTTTGCCCATGAATGAAACGGCTTGCCACCCTTTTCGTAATCGCGGCGCACAGCAATGCCGAGAACGCGACCGGACAACGGACGGGTAAGAACGGAGCCATCGGCACCCGAGACCTTCCAAGCGGGGCTGACCGGTATGATGCGCTTCGACTGGATCGTTTCACGCCAATCAACCGCCGCTTGCTTCGTGGTACCGGGATCATCGACCACCGCCACGCCGAGAAGCTGGTTCATCAACTCCTGATAGGCAGACACTACGGGATTGGCGAGGCCGGGACCAGCCATCAGGCCGGTATAGCCAGGAGCGGCGTGCAGGCGCGGTACCAGGCCGAGCAGCGGACCCGCAAGCCGGTGAGCATGCATGCCGGTACGCTGGCCTGCATCACCGACGATGTGGGCCATTTCTTCCCGCATCCTGGCTTCTGGGTCCTCGCTATCGGAATGCTTGGTGCGCACATAGACGATACGGGCCGCACGCATGAACTCGCCAAGTTGCGAATTGATGCCAGCGATACCGTCGCCGATGAAGTTGCTCGCGCCGATAGCTCTCAGCGTTTCGCTATCGCTCGAGTTGAACTCGATGGGCTGGTTGATCGGAATACCGTCGGCAGCGTCAGCGGCTGGGCCGGTAAGGCCAACAATCGACATATCCGTATCAATGGCGGGGCGAGCCTCATTGTCGTCGATGTTGAACTTCATGCCAAACGTCGGATCAGTCATTATGGGTCTCCTTGGGCATAAAAAAGCC